TTCCGTCTCGGCAGTTCGACTGACGTCATCACAGATGACGAGAAGCAGCTGTGGAAGGACTGGAACCGCAACGAGCTGGGTGCGCAGTCGAACCAGGGCTTCCTAACCTCGACCATCGCGAAGCGGTCCGCCGCGTTCGTGTGGGGCAACGCCGACGACGAGCCGGTTGTGACGTGGGAGCACCCCTCGCAGGTCGTCGTCGCGTACTCCCAGGACGGCACCCGGACCCGCCTGGCGGCCCTGAAGTCGTGGGCCGAGGGCGACATCGAGTACGCCACGCTGCAACTCCCCGATGGGCTGTGGAAGTTCCAGCGGAACACAGGCGTGCAGGTCACTGACGGCCGCACACCCGGCGGGATCTACGTCTTCGGCAAGGGCTTCACGCCGGGCGGCGGCGGCTGGGAGCCGCGCGAGGTCGACGACGTGTGGCCGCTGCCGAACCCGCTCGGCCGGGTCTCGTTCGTCGAGTGGCCGAACCGTCCCCTGCTCGGTGGCGAGCCCATCTCCGACATCACCGGCACGATGGCCATGCAGAACGCCATCAACATGCTCTGGGCGTACCTCTTCACCGCCGCAGACCACGCGTCGATGCCCGCCCGGGTGGTCCTCGGTGCCGAGCCCCCGAAGATCCCGATCCTGAACTCCGACGGCCAGGTCATCGGCTCGAAGCCCGCGAAGATCGAGGACCTGGCCAAGGGTCGGCTCTTGTTCCTTCCCGGCTCGGGCAACAACCAGCCGACCATCGCCCAGTGGGACGCGGCCAAGCTCGACGTGTTCACCGGTGTCGTGTCTGAGGCCATCGGCCACATCGCGGCACAGACGTCGACGCCGGGCCACTACCTGCTGACCAACGAGAAGTTTGCGAACCTCAACGGCGACGCCCTCACCGCAGCCGAAGTGCCGCTCGCTACGAAGGTCGCGAACCAGCAGGTGCACTTCAACCCTGCGGCGAAGGAGACCGCTGCGCTCATGGCCCAGGTTCGCGGAAAGAGCGACCTCGCCGCCGCGATCCGCGAGGCAGACGGCCGCCAGTTCACCCAGTGGAAGGACCCGGCGATGCACTCGCTGGGCCAGGTGTCCGACGCAGCGACGAAGGACCGGGCGGTGGGCATGTCGCTGCGTACGACGCTCGAGCGACGCTACGGGATGACCGAGCAGGAGATCGACCGGGAGCTCGACCGGATCCGCACCGAGCAGACCGATCCGATCCTCTCGCAGATCCTGAAGGACTCAGTTGGCAACGCCGACACTGGCGCAGGCGCGTAGCCACTACGGCCGCCAGCGGCGCATCGGCTTCGCTGCCCTCGCTGCGGTCCGGCGCCTGTTCGCGACCACCCCTAAACCGACCGTGCCGCAGATCGCCGCGACAACGGCCGGTTACCAGCTCGCATCCGCGTCGCTGGCGTCGCACACGGTTGCAGGGTTCGCTGACTCCTCGCAGCCGCTCACGGTGCCGTCACTGTTCATGGGCGTCTCGTCGTACGGCTTCCCCCTGACCGAGCCAATCATCGCCACCATCGACCGGCACGTCCCGGCACCCGCCGAGGCGCTCCCGGCGCCATGGTGGGACGAGGCGCAGGCGTTCATGGCCGACCTCGAACAGTTGTTGCTGTCCGAGATCGCAGACGCCGGCCGCACCGCCTCGCAGGTTGAGATCGTTGGCCGACCCGACTGGACCAACTACGTACGGATGCTGAACCCGCCGTCGTGTGCCCGTTGTGTGATCCTCGCCGGCCGGATCTACCGGGACCTCGACGCGTTCGACCGTCACCCGCTGTGCGACTGCGTCATGGTGCCCGTTGAGAACTGGCAGGCTGCGCACGACGCTGGCCTGATCTCCTCCGCCCAGGACGCGTTCGACCGCGGCGACATTGCGACGCACCGCACGCTGCCCAACGGGACGCGCCGCCGCGAGCCGGGCCTGTCCAAGGCCGACCTGCAGGCGATCGGCGACGGCGCGAACATCGTCGAGGTCGTCAACGCCACCCGCGGCCTCAACGCCCCCGGCATCACCGCCGCGCTTCGCACCGAGGTGTTCGACCGGAAGGTGAAGGCGACCACAGACGGCACCACGAAGCGCGCCGCGTGGCGCAAGGCCAACCCCACCCGACTCGTGCGGCTCCGCCCGGAGAGCATCTACGCCTTTGCCAGCGATCGCGACGACGCGATCCGGCTGCTGAAGCTCTACGGCTACATCCGATGACTTCCTGACGCGCAAGGCGTCGGGCCGACTCCGCAACGGAGATCAACATGCAGAATAGTCAGTTCGTCATCCCCGCGCACATCGCCGCCAAGGTCGAGGAGATCATGGCCGCCAGCCGCGCGCGGTTCGGTCACGACGCCTTCCGCATGGAGGACCCGCCGGCCGACACTCCGCCGGCCGACTCACCCCCCGCGACGGACCCGCCGGCCGACACTGTGCCCGCCGACGACCCGCCCCCAGCCGATCTCGGCGACGCAGGCAAGAAGGCGCTCGACGCCATGAAGGCCGAGCGGAAGGCAGCCCGAGAGGAAGCGGCCGCGGCCAAGGCAGAGCGCGACGCCCTGCAGGCCAAGCTCGACGGCAAGGAAGCCGAGCACACCGCCGCACAGGAGAAGGCAGCCCTCGAGGCTGCTGCACTCGCGAAGGCGAACCAGCGCATCGTGCGATCCGAAGTCAAGGCGGCCGCCAAGGGCCTGCTCGCCGACCCGCAGGACGCCTACAAGTTCCTCGACCTCGACACGTTCGAGGTCGACGACGACGGCAACGTCGACGAGGGCGCGATCACCGAAGCCCTCAAGAAACTCGTCGCAGCAAAGCCCTATCTCGCAGCGCAAGGCAGCCAGTTCGGGAACGCGGACGCCGGACCTCGCAACGAGGACCGGAAGTCCATCGACGCACAGATCGCCGACGCCCAGAAGGCCGGCGACGTCCAACTCGCCATCGCGCTCAAGCAGCAGCGCGCGGCTGAACTCGCCAAGAAATAGGAGAAACGCCCATGTCTGGAATCACCGGTCTCGGCACGACCTTCAACCTGCCGAACTACCACGGCGAGCTCTTCGCCGTGTCCCCGTCCGACACCCCGCTCCTGTCCGCCTCGGGTGGCCTCGGGAACGCGGGCGAGGTCACCGACACGCTCGTCGAGTGGCAGAAGTACGACCTGCGCGACCCGTCGATCCGGACGCGTCTCGAGGGTGCGGACGCCCCGACCGCCGAGGAGCGGGTGCGCGGCAACGTCAGCAACCGCCTGCAGATCTTCCACGAGGCCGTCTCGACCTCGTACACCAAGCAGGCTGCGACCGGCCGCTACGGTTCCGCCGCTGGCGGCACACCGAACCCCGTCAAGAACGAGCACTCCTGGCAGGTCATGCAGGCGCTCAAGCAGATCGCCCGGGACGTGAACTTCTCGTTCTGGAACGCGGTCCGCGTGGACCCGGCGGACAACACCACCGCGCGTCAGATGGCGGGCCTCCTGTCCGTCATCTCGACCAACGCGAAGGTGAAGGATGGCTCCACGCTCCTCACCGGCGCGTCGGCCGCGACCGACACGATCACGGTTACGCACTCGCTGGCTGTGAACGACAAGGTTGTGTTCACCGACGTGGGCGCTTCGACGACCATCGTGGCCGGCCGCGCCTACTGGGTGAAGTCGGTGTCCACCACGGCGTCGTTCAAGATCAGCGCCACCAAGGGTGGGGCCGCGATCACCGTCGGCACCGCGACGGTCAGCTTCTACGAGCTGCCCGCCGCGAACGTCGCCGCAGTCGGTGACGTCAACCTGCTCCTGCAGTCGGCCTACGACAACGGTGGCATCAGCGACCAGGGCACCGCCACCCTGTTCGTGCCGTCGGGTCAGAAGCTCGGCATCACCGCGGCCTACGCCGCCGCGTACGGCAAGGCCGACCCGCTGGCCGGCACCCGGAACGTCGGTGGCGTCGCGGTCAACACGATCGTGACCGACTTCGGCACGCTCAACGTCGCGATCGACCGGGCCCTGCCCGCCGACGCGATCACGGTCGTGTCGCTTGAGCAGATCCAGCCTGCGTTCCTCAACGTCGAGGGCAAGGGCGTGCTGTTCGAGGAGGAGCTGGCCAAGACCGGCGCCTCCGACAAGACGCAGCTGTACGGCGAGATCGGGCTCGCCTACGGCAACGAGGCGTCGCACGCGGTCATGCGCGGCGTGTTCGCCTGAACTGCTGCACCACTCAACGCGTAAGGGAGGTCCGTCGTGGCTCTAGATCCTCTGGCAACCACGGCGGACCTCTCTGCGCGCGGCATCACCGAGCCAAGCGACAGGCTCGACACAGCTCTGGCCATCGCATCGGACGCGATCCGGGACGCGGCCCGGGCGACGATTAGCGAAGTGACGTCGACCATCGTCGTGAACGCCGGCGACGGGAACTTGCTCGGCCTTCCTGGGCCGGTCATCTCCGTAGCCGCGGTGTCCATCGACGGGACGACGCTTGGTCCGCGTGACTACGAGACGCTCCCCAACGGTCTGTGGCGCAGCTGCGGCTGGGCCGTCTGTGGACGCCCGGTCCCGGTGACCGTGACCTACACCCACGGACTCGCCACCGTTCCGGCGGACATCGTTGACCTGACGTGTTCGCTGGCGAAGGCGTGGCTCGACCACATCGCCGCGGGGGGCGGCTCGGTCGCCGGACTCGCGTCCGTGCGGCTCGACGACGCAGCTGAGTCGTACACCGACGAGGCGGCCAGCCAGATCTCCCCCGCGTTCATCCCCGAGGCGACCCGCACATGGCTCGCTGGTCGGTTCGGTGGCGGCGTTGAGGTGGTCGAGTTCCTGTGAGGGCTGCCTCCCGGCTGGGCGCCTTCCAGGCGCGCGCGGAGTCGATGATGACTCTCACGCTCGCAGCGCTCGAGCCGGACGGCACCGACACTGTCGCCGGCCTCGAGGTGCAGGCGTACACCCAGCACGACGACACCCCGGGGAAGGTGCAGGGCGGCTCCACCTCGACCGCGGACACCACGACGGAGTACGTCACGATCGGCGGCGTACAGCGCCCACTCATGCGCGGCGGCCTGCACATCCCTGTAGGCGCAGAACTCCCAACCGCCGGGGATCAGGGCGTCGGCTGGGAGTACGCCGTGACGGCCGTAGGTCCATTCGATGACCCGACGCTGCTGAACCGCCGGTACCTCGTGGTGAACGCCCCGGCGAAGTCGTACGCGACCGCTCGACGACTCGACGTGGTGGAGGTCTGACATGGCTCGCATCCGTGTGACCCACACGCTTGACGACCTCGAGGGCGACTTCCGGCACATCGAACGCACCGCACGCGGTGACATGCGCGACACGGTCCGCGACGGCATCCGTGCCGGAAACGAACTCGCGAAGGACTTCGCGAAGGCGAAGAACGGTCCCAATAGCCACTCGCGGAAGTATCCCGGCAAGTTCTCCGCTGAGATGCGCCCGGGGCTGGGATTGTTCGGTAACACGTTCTCTGGCGAGTACGGCCCGCGCCACGAGGGGCAGGGCGAGCTCGCGGGCATCCTCGAGAACGGTTCCCGGAGCGGTAACGCGGCTCAGCTGAACCTGGCGCGCTCGGCCGACATCATCGGCCCG